CGTAGAGATTCGACGCGGACGCCGACATGCTGTTTGCATTGCCGATGACGAAATAGCCGTCGATGTAGGTGACCGTCCCTGAGCCGGCCATAGGCCACCCGCCCCCGGAGATCGTGGTGAATGCGCCCGTCGAGGCATTATAGATGTAGCCGTTTACCCCATCCACGATGATTAGTTGGTTGCCGCCCACACCCGAAGCGGCCAAACCGTTGTCTTCCATGGCCACCAGGCCCGTCGACGTCGCCAGCGTACCCAGCGCGGCCGAGACCGATCCCGCGATAGTGACGGAATAGAGTTTGTTCCCTGCCACCACATACATGAGGGCGCCGAAGACGTGCATGCCCCTCACCGGAGATGTGGGGAACTGCGCCAAAAGCACCGTCCCGGGCGTGCCGATGAGGGCCATCACCGACTTGGAATCGGCAGGGTTCATCTCGGGATAGAAGTTGACAGATCTCGACGCATCTATGTTCGATGAACGGCTGTTGTAGGTTGGCCCGACGAACGGGATGTTCATGCGCTGCGCTCTTCCGCCTCTTTTTCCGCCTTCTTTCTGGCAATCATCTCTTTTCTATTCGTTTTCATGTGCTTCAACTGCTCTTCCATCTCGGCGATCTTCGCGTCGAGGGCGGCAATCTCGTTCATCTCGACAGGGGTCTTGCTCCAGCCTTGATCGAGATAGGCCGTCAATTCCTCTTCGGTATTGACCACGATGGGCTTTTTGATGTAGTGGTAGATCATCCTCGGGAAATCCTGGTACACCACCGGCTCGTCAGGCCCCATCTTTACTTGTGAATAGGTCTTTTCAATCGCTGCAATCGGCATGCTATCCTCCTCGATTCTCCTATTTACTTTTTATGGAGCCTACGTCATCGGCCTTCGGCAGGCTCGTCAGGTACGTGTGATAGTTGCCCCGGTACGTCTTGATCCCTACATGCTCGAAATCGATGTTGGGCACTACCCACACCTCCCCGCCGATCTTTTGCCAGAGGTCGCAGAACCCGAAGTCGTCGCCGTACCATCTGCCGATCTTCTTTACCGGGTCATAGTCCCTGACGCCGCAGCCAAAGAGATCATAGGTGAAACGACCGGTATTGCCGTCGAGGAACCTGAGTTCCGGGTAGGCTTCCATCATCTTCTCGATGACGTGCCGCTTGATCTTCATGAAGCCTGTCGGCAGCCCGTTGCCCAAGAGAAGCCCGTCCCTGACTATCGGATAGCCCTCCGGCGTGGTTTTCAGCACAATAGGCCAATCGTTGCCGTCTTCATTCTTCTTCGGATAGACCCCGGCAACAACGTCCACATCGCACTCCAGAAGCCCCTTGAACGCCTCCGGCCTGAAGCCCACATCCGCATCGAGAAATACGATCTCCGTGAACTCTGTTTTCGCGATGAACCTGGAGACGAGATGATTCCGCGCCATGCTCACGTATGGGCATTTCGTTTCCCATTCGAATTCATAGCTGATCCGGTTCATCCAGAATATCTGCTGCGCCATGAGCAGCGACGCCTCAGCCGCGACGCACCTCGTGCCTCCGTATGCCGGCAGCCCGACGAAGACCTTTCTTGCGGGCGCTTCCGGCGCGGCCGCTAAGGTTGGGGGGACACCCCTCTCGCAGTTTTGGTTTTCGGAGGAGTGTCCCCCCTCCATATTGCCTTTCTTGCCTCTGAACATTCTGAATGCCTTGTTCATCCCTGGACCCGCCTCTGTAGGTGTGGAATAGGGGCAGGCGTTTCACCTGCCCCTTTGTGCTTTTTGTTACCCGCCCTTGTTAAGCCCGATCGTGTACAGGAGCTGAGCCTGCTCATTGGTCTGGTCGATGGTCTGATTGAGCGCGAAGCTTGCCCAGTCCGCAATCCAGCCCAGTGCTGCCGGCGCCACGTCCTGAAAGTTCGTGATGTAGTAGTACTCGGCGGGCGGGGTAATGGCCCCTGAATTGTTGTTCTGATACGTGATGCCAAGGCTCCCGGCCGCCGTCACCCTGGCGCCCACGACTTCGAGGTACGCCGTCATGCTCGGCTTCGTCACCTTGACCGTTGATGCCACTGAGTTGGTGAAGACCAGCCCTGTCACGGTAAAGGTCTGCTCTGCCGTGGTGTTTGCGGCGACCGACTGAGGGGTGAGAAGCTGGATGTAGTTCTTTGCCGGGGCCACCGGGGCCATCCGGAGGATCGGCACCGTATAGACTTCCGATCCGGCCGGGGTAACCGCTGCCCCTGTCGGATTCACAAGGGCAACGTTTATTGCATTGCTGCCACAATAGCCACCAACGGGAGCCATGCCAGCGGTTGTTGTAGGCTTGACCGGCACACCCGGTATATCTGTCGCCAGCACCCCGCTCGCCGTGACCGTTATCTCCGTCACGGTCTGAGAGGTGGCCGTTGCGCTCGTGCTGGTGATGGTGACGCCCACTTCAGACCACGGCGAGATCGCGGGGATATCGTTAATGGCAACAACCAGATACGTCTCGCTCGCGGTCGGCTGGATCGCCGTGCCGGTGTAGTTGATATAGGTGATGCCGATCTGGTTGTTTGCGACCACCCTCACGTTGCCGATGCCGAGACCTGCCTGCTGCGCGTTCTTGTTGACCATGCAGACCTGCCCGAGCCCGACAATGACGCCGTCCAGGAGCGTGGCGGTGGGTGGATAGACGGCACTGTAATGTTGACCCATATTGGTCATTTTGATGCCGATGACCTGCCCTGCATTCGAAGCGCCGGCCACACCGAGGATGGCGACAGCCGAAGCACCGGAGCCTGCAGGCCACGGACCCAGTTGAAGCTGTGACCCGCTCGTCGGCGCCGGGTCTATCCCGAGGCCGGTAAATGTGCCGCTTTCGAAGTCGTTCGATGGCGCACCCGTTGAGATGACGACGGTCGGAGCCACCTGGTAGCCGGAGCCGCCGCTGGTGATGGGAATGGCGGTGATCTGCCCGGCGCTGTTGACAACCGGCGTGCCGAGGACCGCCGCCGTATTGGGCGCAAGGTTGAAGATCTGCTCGACCTGCGTGTTGGCGGCAACCGATGCCGGGGAAAGGGTGATTGAAAGGGGGTTCATGCCCCGGAGCGCCACGACGTTGTAAGGGTCTGAGGCGGTCGGGGTGATCGTGGAGCCGGTGTTGTTGGTGAAGTTGATCCCGAGAGACCCCGCGCCGGCTACCCTGACGCCCGCGATGCCGAGCCCGGCGCTGAAAGTGCCGTTTGACTTGTTAACGGAGAAGACGAAATCTCCTGAGTTAAGACCTGTCACGGGGATGGTCGATTCCCCCGCCGTGTTGGCGGCAATCGTTGTGGGCGACAGCGCGCCCGTGGTCTTCATGGTGATGACCTGGCCCATGCCCCCATCTGCCTTCACGATCTGCTGCAGGGGGCTCCCGCGCTGCGCAATCGGTACTGCGTTGTAGAATGACGCCCGGTCGAGTGGTCCCTGACCAAGTATCGTTCCGTCCGGGTTGAGATCAGATAGTTGTTTGCTCATGGCTTTCCTCCTTAACCTGTGATCCGGCAAGCGAGTTCCGGCCGGAGCGTTGCCCATCCGCCGAGTACGTCGATGCGGCATGGGAACTGTGCGTTGTTAATGTCATAGGCCCTGACGATCAGCATGCTGACGCCGTCATAGGTCTCACGGGCCGCAAAATCGACGCCCTTCGGCATTTCCAGGTCAGCCGTAGCCAGGGTAAAAGCGTCACGATGATACGCGACGTTCATCGGGAACGAAGTGCTGGCTGCGCCGCTCTGCATCGCAAGCTGCGCACCTCCCGCGGGAGCCGCCGTGACTGTCCCGTTTGGCACCTGGGCGCCGACAGGGATGATCGAGGGCGAGATAGGAATGGTGATGTTTCCGTTCCCATCCGAGTTGCAGTTCGCCGTGACGACGAATGGCTGGAGATAGCCGATGTTGGACTGGTTTTCCGGGTTGACGCCATACACCCCGGCGATGGTAATGATCTCGCCTGCCAGCAGGATCCCGGTCTGACTCGCCGTCCATCCTGTCGTTGCCAGGGTCGCACCGGTCTGGCCTGCCGTCGTTGTATAGGGCGTGGCTGAGGCGCTCCGCGATCCCACTTGCAGCAAGTTGACGTTCTGATCCATGGCGAACTCGAAACCAAGAGCAGTACCAATGACGCCCTTCCTGTACTGCTTGGCGATCTCCCCCTGATCCTGGAAGAGCGCTTTCAGGCCGGCCACGGAGACAGCCATTGCGCCGGGGTTGATGACGACGCGCCTCTGGTCGTCCCTGGGGCACGCCATATTGTCCATCATCATGCCCGCGTTCAGATAGACGTCCGGCGCGTTGTAGTTGAGGAGGTTGTTGGTGAAGGTACCGCCTGCCGTCCCCGGCGTGGTGCCCGGCGTGCCCACCTGGTTGTAGATGTTCGCCGCCTGCCCGAGACCATCCTGGTCTATCTGAGACGCGAGGCGGGCCATGGCGGGGGTAAGGACGCGCTTCGAGAAGTCATCGAGGGAAAGCGTCAGCTCTGCCTGAGTGAAATTGAGACCCACCTGGTAATTTGTGGTGAGGCTCACGGGTACCGTCTGCTCGTTCGTGTTCTGGGCCTGGAGGGCCGTTGTCTTTGCCACGTAGTAGCGGTTCGGCAGCCTCACGTTGATCGTGGAGCCGACCTTTGCGCCTGATACGGCGAATTCGGAGCTGTACTGCTTATTGACGTTCTTGACAAAAACGAGGTTGTTGTGGAGCACCCGAAGGGCCTCGCGCAACACCTGCGTCGGGGTCAATAGTTTGTTCGACATAGCCTGTTCTCCTTGAGTTTAGCTGTTCAAGTCTCAAGGGTTCCGCGCCCTTCTATTCGGTATCCATTGCCAATGGGGTTCCCGAATTCCCCTTACGGGTGGCAGGCTATGCCTGATTTACTGCGTGCGGGTGACGAGTCCGCTGTACGTCAAGCGTCATGCTGACGGTTTGCTACTTGCCTATCGGGCCTTTCGCTTGCCGCCCGATGGCCCGATCTGGGTCTTGGCATGGGCTGCAAACTCGGTTGCGCTGCCGAAACTCTTCTTCGGCGGCGGCGCCTTCTTAGCCTCTTTCTTCTCTTTCTTCTTTGGCATGGTGCTCACCTCCCCTTTAGTTTTATGTTCTCCCGTACTGCGCTTCATTTCTCCGTCTGACGAACTCCTCAACGGAAAGCTTATCGTCATCATCGGTCGGGGCGGTGCCTTTCGTTCCGCCCACAGGTCTTGCAGGCTCCGGCGCCTGTGACACGGTCCGCTGCGGCTGTGCCGGGGCTGCTTTGGCCGCGATGATCCGCCCTTCGATCTTGCCCATCTCCCGCGCTGCCATGAGCGGATGCAGCCGGGCGATGCGCTCGGACTCTGCTCTGTTGTTTGCAAGGTACCGGACAAGAGCAGGACCGACGTCGCTCTCTTTGATCGCCAGGCTCATGACCTGGCTGATAGGGAGCGTGGGGTCCTTGCTCGCCTCATCGAGGGTCGGATCGGCCGTTATAGCGGCTACCATCCTCTCGTTGTGCTTGCGATCGAGCTCAGCCGCGTATCGCTGCGCCTGGCGGGCTTGCTGCTCCTGTCTGAGGTCCCAGCCCGCCTTTGCGACGATATACCTGGTGCGGGCGGCCTCGAAGTCTGCCGCCGACTCGAAGTTATCCAACATCGGCTCGACAGGCTCTCCTGGCTGCGGCGGCTGGGCCGGCGGCACGGCCGGTTTTATCCTGCCTTCAGCCACTGCCCGCCAGTATGCGGCCTCTTCCGTTCTCTCGGCTTCCCGCCGCTCAGCCTCCCTTTGTCTGGCGACAAGTTGGGAGATGCGTTTCTCCACGCCTGACGGTTCTTTGTCCTCTTTCGGCGTCTCAGACGCTGGGGGGGCTTCCGCTGCCGGCTCTGTCGCAGGCGGCGCAGGTTCCGCAGGGGGTTGCTGCGGCGCAGGCGGCCGTTCCCGCTCCTCGACAAACTGGTCCATGGTCTGCTCCGGCTCTGGTGGTTCGGCCGGTGGAACTCCTGCTCCTGTGGTGCTCACATCATCTGCCATATCGCCTCCTTACTCTTGATACGTTGCCAGTGGGGGTGTTGCTCCTGCCGGCCGCATGGGCGCTCCTACCGGCGCTCCTGCCATGCCGCCCTTGAATATCTCCCCCAGCAGTCCCAGCAGCATCTTCCTCACTTCCCCGCTGGTCTCCTGAGCCTCTTTCAGCGCCTTCAGCTTTTGCACCAGTAGCTTCTCCTTCTCTACCTCCAGGTGCATCTGCTTCACCTTCAGCTCTTCCATCTTCACGAGCACAAGGGGGGGCGGAGGCGGCTGAATGCGCGGCTCCCCTTCCTTGGGAGGCACAAGGGTCGGGGGCATGGTCTTCTCAACACGCTCCGCGATCTCCTCGGCCCCTAAGAAATCCTGAAACTTGTAGACCAAGTCGCCCGCGATCTTCATAATCGGCGGATAGGCCGCGACGAGCCGCTCCAGGGATTGCGCTGCCTCTTGCCTCTGCGTGCTGTAGCTCGGGCCTGTCGTCACCACCACATCGTACTTTCCCGCGGTGAGGTCGTTATACCGCGCGTTCCTGCCGTTCTTTGCGGCGAGGCGGATGAGCTTGTTTTTGTCCATGCCCTGATACTGCTCCGGGTTCCTCATCACCGCGTCGAGGGCCGCGCCTGCGGTCGTGTTGACGGGTACAAAGGTCTCCGTGTCGTCCACGTTCCTGATGCGGATATCCCGCTGTGTGTCGTAAACCTCGGGGATCATCTCGTTGATCACCCTGCCGCAGTGGGCGATGGCGCGGCTCAAGTTGTCGATGAAGGCGAATGTCCCCACGTCGCCCGGTTTCTGCCGCTGGAGGATGGCCTTGCCGGAGAGCTCCGGCCCTTTGTCGCCCACGTCCGAGCCGAACATGCCGATAGTGTCCTTGATCGCCTGTTTGGCCTGGCCGATCTGCTCGAATACGGCGACGGGCGGATTGGGGGGGTTCATGCGCTGTGGAGGGGGCGCGCCCTGGTCGATGTTGTACTTCAGGAAGGGGAAATTCTCCGCGTTGGCCGCAGCATAGTCCTGCTCGTAGCCTTCGAACTGCTTTGCCGTCCCGATCCACGGCGCTTTAGGGATCATGTCCACGATCTCAGCCGCGTCCGTTACCCAGAAGTTCAGCAGCCGCTGCGGGTCCTTGGCGTCCCTGATGAGGCTCCGCACGTAGGTCTTTCCCTCGATCACGCGCTCGGGACCTTTCACCACGACAAGGGGGATATATTTGCCGGGGACATCGTTTGGCCCGTCCAGGATTCGGTCTGCGCAAATC